TGTGTATCCTCCGGTTCTTTAAGATCACTCGGAGGTACAACCATAGGTTTATAAAAAGGTACGTCTGCACTCGGCAATGGTATATCAACCGTTTCTATCGTTTCAAAACTTGGTATTTCTGCAAACGGTATTACGATATACTCCATTTAGTTTTTATTGCTGCTATCTCGTCAGCATCTGTAATTTTAGTTAGTGTAACAGTTGCGTTAGTTACTAAAGCAGCGTTAAACCCTGCTTCAGTTATAACTGTTGTACCTAATCTAGTCCATCTTTTATTAGCTGTGCCGCTTAGTCCGACACCCCAATCTTCTGTTTTACCAGTTTCAGCGTATTTATAATATTCGCCAATAGTAAAAGGAGCTTCCGATGGATGTACTCCTGTTTTTGGTGCTTTTGGTGTTGCCATTAAGTGTTACCTCCTAAGTTCCATTGATATCTCCAGAATCCGTGATAGCCACCGTAGTAGAATCCGTTTTGACTCCAACTAGAGTCTCCACCTACGTAAAGCACACCGGCATCTGTTAGTACATGCCATGCGTTTTCACTATTTGTAGGTCCAACATGGCAGAAATCTACAACTTTTCCGGGGAACTGATTTATAGGATAGAAAGAGTCAGAGTAAACTTGGTCAGTACTGTTATCAGCGGGACCTGTTCTCATGTTTGATTCGTTATCCAATTCAGTACAAGGGAACATCATATAGTTCCAATATCCGGCAGCAAATAGTTGTCCGTATTCGTCAATGAGTACTACACGGTTAGCGTTTTCACCACTATATCCTTTTGGCATTATCTTAACAATCTTACCAATTTTCATCTTACCTTCATTAGACCCACCAGTCTGGAATGAAGACCAGTTACCAAACGATTCGTTTACTATATTCTGGTTAGTCTGATCGTTCCAATCCTGACCTAGATCACGGAATTGTATCTCTTTACCAAACCAGTTATTCACACCTGTACCTTGTGTTGAACCACTTACATTAGATGATGTACTTGTAGAAGTACCCTGTTGAGCATAAGCATTATCGCCAGTAGCGTATAACTTTTGTGTTAGCCCTGTTGTACCACCATCAGTAATTATATAAAGTGTAGAGTATCTATTATTATTTGTAACAAAGTAAACAACTTTTTGATTATCACTATTCCACAACGTAGAACTATTAGTTAATAGCTGAGGCATAGTTTGAGCAGTTGTATTACTAGAATCATAATATCCAGTACTGTAACCGTAGTTTTCTAGGTATCCAAAGAAGTATAGTTTACCTTCGTCAGTTAATACCCAACATTTACCCTGATCGTCGTCATCTTGGTTAGCTTGTAAGTGTACAACCTTTTTACCTAGTAACTGTGAACCGGCTACGTTAGTTATTTCCTGTGGTGTTGTTTGGTCGCTAGTGTTACCTATACCAAGTTGTCCGTAGTTATTTCTACCCCAACCCCATAACTTACCTGTGCTATCTATAGCATAAACTGATGTATATAGATATCCACTTGTATGAACATAAAGAATATCAGCATTGTTAAAGCTAGCCTTTGGTATTCTCTTAAAGAAGTAGTTGTTACTTGTAGTATTATTACCTAACTGACCATATCCGTTGTATCCCATACTATATAGGTTTCCGTTGGTATCAATCGCAAATACAGAGTAATACTCTTGTGCACCGTGGTCGCCAGTATGAGCATTAGAAAACTCAATCTGTTTAATCTTAGGATAATTAGTTCCTGTTAATCTTGTACCAGATTCATCATGAAATACACATGTTATCTCTTGAGTCTGATTATCAGTTCTACCATTACCAAAGCTACAATAACCACCATAACCACAGAATGTTACAAGACCATTTTCATATAAATGATATGCAGTATAAGAACCTTTATGTACCTGTTTTAATCTTGGTTTTGTTACTTGTGGCTCTAAAGCAGCATTTCTGTAACCTAAATCATTACCATCAACACCTGTTAAAAAGTGTGCATAGTCACTATTCCCTGCTAAAGCTTCCAACCATATCTTTGGACATCTCCAGTTAGAACCCCAAGGACGATAATCAGCTGTGTTAATATGAGAAGTACCTGCACCAAGTCCGCCACCATAGTAGTAGCCATTGGAACCGTTGTGTAGCATATTACCCCATCCAGTATACCTAGTTCTAGTAATAACTCCGCCTTGTCTATATCCTACGGATGTAGTACCATATCTAAATCCTCTACCAGAATTTTTAAGATATCCGGGTAATGGTAAGATACTTTCTGTATAGTTATTAATATCGTGGTTAGCAAATACGTTATATGATGGGTCGTTATAAGCTGTATCACTTAAATCTCTAGGCTCATCTTGTTTTCTACTCTGTGCACCAGACCATTTAGGTTTGAAGAACATGCTGTTAAGAGTTATATTAATCTCGTCAGCAGATAAACCTTCGTCTCTAATTATAGCATTAGGAGTAGCATCGGATGGTACGAAAGATATAGAACCACCGGCTACAAAGTCAGGTGTAACACCCGCAGTTATACGTCCGTTAGTACCGGCTTTACTATGGTTTGCCTGATCTTTAATAGAATAGGTCATACCAGTAGCAGTTGGGAACGTAAAGGTATATTGATTACCTCTAGTTAAGTCAATAGTAGGATGTGGGTCACTATGTAACAATCTTCCGGTAATCTTTGTAGATGATGTCCATGTAATATCTCCACCCATATTTGGATGCTGTGTACAATAGTATTGATGTACTAACTGACCTAAGTGTGGTACTGTCCAAGTAACAGTTGCTCCGGCTTGACCCGGTGTACCTGATCTTGTAATTCCATTTGCAACAGCAGCTGATTCAAAGTCAAATGCAGCATTACCTGATGCTGTTTGTGCTGAGAATCCAAAGACATGAGTTGCATTAGTAGAGTCACTAACGTCAAATGTATATGTACTACCAGTCTTTAGTGTAAGTGCTAATTGACTTGTTCCGTTAATTACAAACTTACTTGCTGCTACAGTTACAGTATATGTAACAGTTTCAGCTGTAGGATGATTGTCTTGGAATAAATAAGCTGACTTACCATCAGTAGCCGGTGTTGCTCCGGGTAGTTGTACCTGTTCGTAAACAGCAGTTGTACCCGCAGTAAATGATTCTTTAGGGTCGTTTTCTACAATTAGACTTGAACCTAATGTACCAATAGGTAGAGCTACATTAGAACCTGCATTACCTCTATATTCTAGGTCTCCGGCTGTTGTATATGTACCGGCTGTACCTGTTGAAAGAACTTTCCAATGGTTTGTGGAAGCTGTTGTTCCGGGTGTATAGTTTGTACCTGATAACGGACTAACACTGTCAGAATCCATTATGTAGGCAGTACTATTATAAAGAACTACGTCACCTCTATAATAGCTTGTTGAACTAGACCATGTGCCTACGTAGTTTATACCACGTTGCATGACTGCCCAATTCGTTGTGTTTTGTTCTGGTGAGTTTGTAGTATTTGATGCGTCAGCTATGCAAATATAACTAGACCCGTTATGAAATACTACATCGTCAACCTCGTAGGCAGAAGTGGTACTCCATGTACCTTTCCAAGTAAACTTCAGTTTGCCTAAATCTATTTGTGCCATTTTTTAAGCTGTTGTATTTAATATTAAATGTCCAGATGAATTTAGGGAATATCTGGGAGTTCCTTGTGTTCCGCCTGATGTTGCAGAGTGTAAAGCAGCAGAGTCTCCAATTAGCCATTGTGCTTCACCTTTGTACTCAAAATCCTTTACTGCATATGTAGCAGTGTTAGAAGCAGTTGCATAAGTTAATTGTAACTCACCCGCAGTACTTCTAGAAAAACCATAGAAGACAGTAAAGCCTGCATATGTGTTTGCTAGTTGAGAATAATGTAAAGCGGAAAACTGATTTGCTACACCAGTAGAGGTAGTAAATGCAGTATTAAAAGCATTAGAAGCATACTTCTGTGCATCTCCAACTTGAGCTGACATGTTAGAACCGGCGTTCTGTGCTATACCTGCACTTGCCGCAGCTGCCGCAGCCTGTGCTAAAGCTTGAGTTGCTTGCGATGCAGCCGACGCAGCACTTGAAGCTGCTTGAGTTGCACTACTAGCTGCGTTACTAGCATGCCCTGCTAATACTGTATTATTGTTTGTTGTGATGTCTTCAACTTGTTGTTTGTTGACTCCATCTGTTGCAGATATACCCGCCGCTACATTTGTAATACGGTTGCCATCTACGTTTAAGTTACCACTAATGGTTACGTTAGATAACGTACCACCAAGGTTTTGCACTGCATCTTTCTCTTCTTGTAAAGAGTATATAGTTTGCAGTGCATTTTCGTTTAAGTCAGCTGCTTTTACAGAGGAGCCGGGAGTATATGTAACTCTAGGCGTACTAACATCCGTGCTTCTAGCAATACGAATAATTACTGGGTTTGCAGGTATGTTGCCTGCTGTAAATTCAACTGTACCACCACCTGTAGGTGTATAGTTAGTTATGTTATAGTGTGTGCCTGCTGTTTGAAGCTGACCATCTAGCTTAACATCTACATCAGTGGTTTTTATTGAAGGGAAGGTAAAATTTTTATTATTTTGACCATCCGCTGTATATTCGATAAATGTTAGTGCCATTATTTAGGAATGTTTAATAATTTTGCTGTCTGATTTTTTTTCATCTTCCGTTCGAGTTTTGACTTCTCTCTGTCTCTCTTTATTGTAGCGGCTTCTTGATCTTTCATAACTTTCAACCAAGCCTTCTTACGTGCTTTATCGAACAATCTACCTATCATAATATTATGGTAGTAATCTCTAGGTTGGAAGTCAGCTCGTCGACCAGAATTTATATCAGTATACATCTGCTCCAAAGACGCTAAGATTTTAGGGTCTTTAGCAAGTCTACCTAATTTTACTTCTAGTCTTTCTTCGCCTATTGCTTTTTGGAATAAAGATCGTAACCTAGGACTATCAGTTAAGTCATCTCCATTAGGAGAATATAGTACTGACATTCTAATATCATAACCACTATTAAATAGCAAGGTTCTACCGGGACTAGGAGTCAAGTTAAATGCTACAGGTATGAAAGCATTGTAAGCTCTAGTCATAAAGTCATGATTCTTAATAGGTCTACCATTTAATAAATCATACTTAATAGGTAATTGTTGACCAGTTAATTTTTCGCTCATTAAGTTACGGTTACGTATAGAGTCGAAAATACCAGAGCTAAGTTCACGTGTATGTGGTGTAAATATTCTACCTAAATCGTTACGTAAACCGGCTAATGGTATCTGGTTGTTTGCAAAGCCTGCTATAATTCTACTAGCCTGACCGGGTTTACCACCAAATAAATCAGCAAATGACTGTAAGCCTGCTAGGTAAGATTTACTTGTTACACCTTGAGATAAGAGTAAAGCAACTTTTAGTAAGTTATCTTCTGTCCACTCTTCACCCATAAGTAAACTAGCATCACCTATATCAGCTATCATAGACATAATCTGGTTGAATGGTTCAAACGAATCATACTCTACTCCAACATCGCCGAAGAAAATAGTACGTGGTTTGTATCCCGCATCCATCCATACTTGCCGTTTCTGTCTGTCTACAGGTCCGTTACCTGTCATTCTACCTGTCATCCATGCCCATGCAGCCATACTAACTAGAGCAGAGCCCATAGCTAATCTACCTGTTTGTAATGCCTTAGCGTTTATTAGGTCTTGATCTGAGTATATACCATACTTAGATAACTCGTCTAAATTTTGCCCGGGTCTAGCATAAGCTATATCGTTAAACTCTCTGACTAGAAAGTTAAAACCGGGTGTATGTTTAGCTGTAAGTTTTAGTCCGTTTACACCAGTTCTAGCAAACAAGAAGAAAGGTTTAGCCCAAGGGTTTTGCTGAAACACTGAGTTTAGGTTAGCAGCAAATCCTTTTAAATCTTGTGTTAATGTAACTTCTTTACGTGCAAATTCTGTAGCTGCATCACTAATATTACCATCAGCATCAAAGATATCCTGATAAAAATAATCTTCGTAATTTTTAATAAGCTCTGGAGTTATATCTATATGACCACTAATTTTACCGGCTTGCTTTTGGTCCATAGCCGAGATAAGAGCTTTTTCTCGCATCTTAACTCGACCTAAAATATACGCAAAAGCATCGTCAGTTGCAGCCATAACTTTAGTAGAGTATGTTAAGAAACTAGCATTATTCATTTGCCTAGCCATATTAGCCATTCTAAATGCTGCTTTGTCGCCTGCTGTAGCTCTGTCGCTTTCTGCCCATCTACGTATAATTTCCCAGTTATCGTCGCCTTTTGTATACTCAGAGAATCTAGTCTTTACAGTTGCTATATCTCCTGACCAGTATGAGTTAAGTCTAGTTTTAAATAACTCGAATGACTCAGGTATAGCTTCCATCATAGCGTTCATAGATGCAAGACCTACACGTACACTTCTAGTATCTCCAGTAAATGGAAGTCTAATTAGTGCACCTATTGTCTGATTCATAGGACGCAAGAATGTATGAGTAGATGTACCAATAATAGCTCGTAAAGGTGTCTTAGGTGAACTAAGTACACTGTGAGTAAATACACCTTGTAGTTCTCTTATTAATGCACCTGACTGTGCTTTACCTTCGATCTCACCACCTTTAATCATCTTTCTAGCCCATGCGTCAAAATCATCAAGACTGTTAACTGTCTGCATAGACGAGAAAGCTTCAAATAATGCCATTAATAAATTACTATCTTCTGACTTATCTGCAATATTTAGTATACTTTGTATGGATTCACGAGTGTCAACCATTTCTTGTGACAGTGTTTTCTTTAAATACTGTACCTTAGAACCGGCTCCAAGCTCTCTAAAGTTTTGTGATTTTATGATTCTAGCTTTTTTTACTTCAGTAAGTAGAGTAAACATAGTATCTCTAATAGCTTCTAGAGTACTATCTGTATCTGCTAGGTCAACAAAGTTGCCTAACTCTCTACCGGCTATACCTAAATCACGTACTTGTTGTAATAATGTACCCATAACCATGTCAGCAACAACTACATACTTACTTGTAATAGTCTCTATGCTGTCTACAAGATTACCGTCTATATCTGTTATAGAATATGCGTCAGTATTTCTTAGTATTTCTTCTAAATATTCTTCTGGTGACATATTCGCCGCATTTCTACCAAGTGTAATACGTTGATGTGCAGCTATAGAGTCACCAAATACTTCTGTTAATGTGAGTCTGTTCTTTTTAACTTCATCAATAATAGCACGATATTTGTTATTACTGTATAATTTACGTAAAACTTCATCAGCTATTTCTTCTGTAATACCGGCTTCTTTAGCTGCTCTTGCTCGTTGTACGGCAGTAACAACATTACCGGCAGCACCATCTTCTGAACCCCAGTCTTCACGTATTTTCTTCTGCTGTTCCCATACAGTATATGGGTCATCTTCTGATAAATGTGCTCCCTGATGTGGCTCCGCTAGTGCTTTATTTTTACTAGCTCTAAATCTTGTCTCGTTTTCTCTAAGTTCTTCGAGACCTTTAGCTAGAGTTTGATCTTGTACACTTTTTTGACGTTTACCTATTTTGTCAACTACTGATTTTTTACCTTTACCAAGTAGCATAGCAGCACCGTCAAATATTAGACCTATACCCATACCTTCTACAATGTTTTTTAACTTCATCATAGTAGGATGGTCAGTATCTTTCGTGCTTAATGGAGTATCTATCCAACCATAATGGTCACGTAAGCTACCTAGAGCATTATGACCATCAGATTCTTTAGATACTAAATCAGATATAGCACCAATACCGGCTGCACGTACTAAACTCGGAGCACCTAATAATGCTTTTGCAGTTGCACCTACACCCAATCCTATACCGGCGGCGGCTGCACCTTTAGCAGCTAGAATAGTAGCCCCTGCCATAGTACCAAAATGTACTACACCTCGAGCTAACTTACCCCACCATGTTTTTGTTATTATTTCACTCTGACCATTGTTTGTAAATGGGTCAAAGTCAGGTTGATAATAACCCTGTTCTTCGATTTCTTTTTGCCGTTGACCGGAAACAGCGTCTATAGTACGTTCTACAAAAGTTGTACCAGATGACAATGTATCTTGTATACCACCAGAAGGTATAGAAGCTAGTTCTTTTAATACACCTTTAACACCACCAATACCTTCATCAGTACGTGGGTCTTCAAGTGCAGCAGATTCTTCTTCTAGTGCCTGTTCAGCAGCTACCTGATCTTCTTGATACTGAGCTTCGGAAATTTGAAATTCCTCTGCTGTAAGAGCAGGGGGGTCATCGTCTGGCTTTTCGTAACTAGCACCAATCGCTCGGTCTTGGATTAGTTCTTCTTCATTCATTCGTTATCCTCCCCGTAATAGAATATCTCACCATCGTCACCGATATTACCGTAGTAAAAAACATGTTCAGTAAGTTCAGATGAAGTATATAATCCGGGTATGTTGTATTTGTCCGTGTCAGTATAAAGACCTTCCATGTCATCAAAGTTCAACCCACTAGGAGCGTAGCTTTCTAGACCTAAGCCATTAAACATTTTCTTTAGCTGACCTGTTTCCATTAAAATAGCAAAGTATAATTTGTTCTGATTCTCTTTTGTAAAAGTATCAGTTTTAAAATCTAAGCCAGATGTGTTTCTAACTCGTTCGATTTGAGCTGCATTTAATTTAAACGAACCAAAGCCGGTAGTTCCATAACCTTTTTCAGCAAAGCCACCTTCTTTGACAAGATCGTCTATTGTAGTATTATCATAGTCAATCTTTTCTTTATAAAAGCCTGACACGTTACCATGATCTGGATTCTTAGTTTTTTCAGCAAATTGTGGAAAGAAAGAAGTTGTATTTTCTGGGTCGTAATCAAAAACTCGAAGATACTTTTCTGAACTTGGATGGTAAAATAAATTCTTAGCAACAGAATTATCAAAATTATTTAATGTGCTAGGTGCTAAGTTTTTTAACTCTTCATCATAACCTAAAGCTTCTAGTCTCATTCTAGCTATCATATGACTATTTAAAAATTTCATATTACGACTAGCTTCAACATAAAACTCAGGTATATTACCACCTCGAGCATACTGAATTAATGCTTCAATGTCTTCGCCTTCATGTGGCTGATCGTGCTCAAACCAAGCTTGCCTAGTTTCTTCATTTTCTATTTTATTACGAGCAATACGACCGGCGTTAGCAACATAAAGATTACGTTTACCTTTACCTGATCTATAATACTCTGCGTATGGTATAGTTTTTTTACTCTTACCAGTACCTACTGTAGTACCATCTTCTGGACCAAGATTCTTGACAATCTCACCTTCTGCTTGATCTAGTGCCTGCTCTGGAGATAGTCCACCACCTTCTTTAGATGTAAGATATAGAAACTTTTTCTTAAGGTCTGCCTTGACGTTATCTATAACAACGCTAGTTTCTAATTCTTTATTAGAAGTTGTAAGTGTATTACCTAATGTAGTCGATACGTCTTGTTCTATTCTTTTTTCATATCGTTCATACAATTCTTTGTTCTGTTCAATCTTGTCGTAACCTTTTATCTTCTTTTGATACTCTTCCCTGAGTTTAGAGTCATTGATTTCATCAAGTCTTGCTGAAGCATTTTCAAAATCATTTTGTAGTAAATCATTATCTATATGCTTTACAGTATCAATATCAACTTTATCTTCGTTTGTTACATATGCTGTAAGTGGTTGAAAATAACGCCAAAATTGATTGCTGTTATCGTCAGCGACAACTATGCCATGTTGATCGTTTAGTAACTTTTTAACATTGTTAACTTCATCTAGTAAGTCCTTTTCTGTAGCACCACCATCTATTTTCGATAGTCTTTCTTGAGCTTTTTCGACTTCAGTAGTAACTGTATTCTGTTGAGTTTTTAACTTTCTATCAAACTCTCTAGTGCCTGCTTTTTCATGTAGCACTTTTACAGCTTGAAAAAACTGTGGTCTAAACTCGCCTAGACTTTTAGTAAGACCATCGTGCCTATCTTTTATGCCATCTATAGCCATAATCTTGTTTAGATCAGCAGCTAGTAAATAACCATTATCGACAGCCCATGTCATGTCATCTAACATAGTTTGAAAATGTAAGTCGGTATCTTTCTTACCGCTCATTTTTTGTAACTGGTTTAGACGTCCAGAATTAGGGTCATCTGGATTACCAAATATAGCTGCATAAGGATTAGACTTGATAGCATTAGCAAAATCTATTCTAGATTTAGTTTGATATTGCTCTTTAGATTTTTGATAAGATTGTTGTAAAAATTGAGCCCTAGCAGCTTGATCGGTTCCTTCTGTACTTTTAATTAATTGAAGTATGTGACGATTGCTCATTTTGTTTTTACCACTAAATACTTCAGCAGTAAAGTAAAATGATTCGTTTAAAAATTTTGATACGGCATCATACATCAGTGGATTACCCGCACCATCATTGGCAGCCATAGCATCTTGTAAACTTACCATGCCATAACCATCTATAGGTACTTTAGTATCCTGATTAGCTAGCATAAATCCTTGATAACTTTTACCAACTTCTGTAACTAAGGCTTTACCTTTTGTATCAAAGTCAGCAACTGTAAGACTCTGGTTAACATATATACCTTCTTCAAGTATATCTAGATTACCAGTTTTCGCAAAATCTATGTCAGCATCATAAGCAATCTTCATACCTTCTACGGCAGCAGCATTACTTTCTTTAAAAATGTTTTTAAACTTTTCGTCTTCTTCTTCTCTATATAAAAAGTCTTTAAACTTGTCATCAACTTTTTTATCTAGAGACATATTAAAGTCAATGTCTGAGTCGGCAGTAAATATATCAGCCATCTTAGACATTTCAGTACCGCCACCAAGCTTTTTACTGTTTGCTTCTCCGGCTTTGACTTTATCTTTATATGCTTTTAGCTGACTTCTATTATCATTCCACTTTTGAAACTCAGGTGCAAACTTACCTACATCGGCAATTAGCTGTCCTAGTTTTTGAAAGTTTCTTGATTTAGTTTCCGCAGCAGCGATAGCATCTTGTGCTCTTTGTTTGTATTGAGCATTATTGTTAGCTATAAGCTCGTTGATGCCTGCGTTAATACTTTCACCACGTTTATTACTAACTTCTGAAAAGTTGGTATCGGAGGTGTTAAACATATTGGAATCCATTATGCCACCTCCCTAAACTCAACGTCTATCTGGTTATAGTCTACACCATAATAACCATTGTTTAATTTTACAACAGCTTCTGGTTTTCTAGCTTGTACTTCTTGAGCCATAACTCCTATATATTCTTTTGTTGAGTCAAGATATCTAAATTTATATATGTTGTATCCGTCAATAGATTTACCAATTTTTGTAACGTTATCTTTTAGACGAATATCACTTCCGGGAAATAGTCCCATAACTCCAGTAGCGACGTTTAGTCCGAAACTTATACTGTTCATTAACTGACCGGCTCTGTCTCTAGGAGGCATCATAGTAGGCATACCAAACTGTGGTCCCATACCAAGAGCATTATACTCTTTCTGAATCATAGCTTGTTCTCTTCTTTGTATACCTTCTCTTGCTTTAGCTTCTCCTACAGTAGCCATTTTAAACATCTGTTGATCTAGTTTAGAAACCTTAGAAAAATAGTTAGCTTGCTTCATACCGCCGTAACGATTACTACGCCCGCCACTGTTGACCGATTTACTTTGAAAGTACTGTCTGGCTAAGTCTTCTTTTTCTGATAAAGCTTTACCTCGAGCTTGGATAGCTACTTCTTCAAAGTCTGCTTCGGAACGTGACCGTCCTAAACCTCGTATAGTTTTTAGGTTCTGCTTAAAATCAGCTTCTTTATTCCATTGTTTTATCGAGTTAGCTTTGTATTCGGCATGTCGCCTATTATTCTCGACTCGGGCGGCTTCTCGCCTTCCCGCATTAGGGTCTGGTGCACACACGGCAAAATTCTATAAATGGTAAATTGTTAGGTCCATGATTAAACTTACGTAAAAACTTGAAACCTATAAATTTGAGTAGTTTTAAATGTGCTGTATTTCTACAGTC